AAAATAGAGAGTTGTATCAGAATGCAACCGATGAAGGAAGAACTATAATCTTGAATGAACTGTATCCAAACGGTGGAACAGCAATCAAAAAAATCAAACGCATCTTTGATGCAAAATTAGGTTAATATGGCAAAAATAGCAACACCGGTCTCACTTTCATTCAAAGCTTTCTCTTCTAATGGAACAGTGGAGTGGCCTGCTACCCCTAAGATCAATCAAAGCATCGAAGTAAACTACAGCACATGGGAACTTCAGCATACCAACTATCAACCTAGTGCATTTGGTAATCGTGCAACTCCAACGATTAGCATCAGTGGTCCTTGGTTCAGTCGCAATACCGAAGAAGCAATTAGAACAATAAATGCCATTCATCTGTTACGAAGTGCAACCAGCATGTATTATGGCCGCGGTGACGCCAAGAAAGGTACGCCGCCTCCAATTGGAAGATTTACAGCACATGGATTCTACAACAATACTCCGGTGGTGGTAAAAAGTTTTAACTATGATTTTCCCAACGATGTAGATTACATAACTGCTTCGGCATTGGGTGGTACGCTGGCAGTACCTGTATTGTTTGAAATGACAGTTAGCTTGATTGTTCAAATAAATCCGCTCGAAGCTGTTAAAAACTATTCACTTGAAAAGTTTCAATCAGGCAAGTTACTTGGAAATGGATACATTTAAATGGAAACTGTTGGAATTAATCAGTATGCAAATACACCAGTCAATGATTTTTATCTAGCTCGCGCGGTATTGCCAAGAGCAGAAGATATGCTTAGAAATAAGACACCTGAGCTGTTGGTAGTGGCTCCCAAGTATCAGTACCGTATGGATTTATTAAGTTATGATCTGTATGGAACCAGCGAATACTGGTGGGTAATTGCTTTACTCAACAGAGACCAGATCAAAGATCCTATTAGAGATTTAAAAATTGGAATGACATTGATAGTATTGTCTAAAAAAGATATTGCTGGGGTAACATAATGGCAACCAGCCCAGGATTCGTTTCAAACGGTGGCGGTGCCGCATTTGGCAACCCAAACATCACAGCACAAGGACAGCGGGCAGGAGCCACACAGGCAATTCCTGCGCCCAGTGGTGCCGGTGGCGGCCAAGGTGGACCAACAGCCGCGCAGTTGGCATCAGCTGGCAACTCAACTCCGGCGTCTACCCCGTCGGCTGGACCTAACACAAAACCAACTTATAATGATGACATTGGATTACCCGACACACATTATAATCCTTTGCAAAATTATAGGAACATGACCTATAACACTAGATTGACAATGATGCCAACAGCAGAGACCAAGCAGACCAGACCAGAACGATCGTATGATTATAAAAATGGCATAGTAATGTGGGAAACAGGTGGTGCTGGATCAGTGCACCTAGAAGAATTACAAATAAGTGTGGCAGGAACAAAAAATGCTACTGGCAATTACTACACACAAAAGCCAACCAGCATTTCTGGTAAAATAGTAGAACCAATAGGCGGTAGACTAATTGAGTCTCTCAGTCTATCCGCAATGAATTTAGGATATGAAACCAATGGCGTAGCATTGTATTTGCTAGAAGTATGGTTTACTGGATACAATACTGATTCAGACCTGCCAGAAATATGCAAAGGCTGGAGCGGAGAAGAACTCGTCTTTCGTTGGTATATTCGCCTGGATGAATTACATATGAAACTGGACTACAAAGGTGCAACATATGATTTCAAAGGTACACCAAATGATGGTGCCGCAGTTTTAAATGATCACTATACATTAGAAGATGGTTTCAGGATGAAAGATGGTCCCAAAACAATCGCACAGTTTTGTACAAATCTTGCAAAGGCATTAAACGACAGAGAAGCAGAAAAGGTAAAAAGTGGGCTTCGTTGTATTCCACACAAGTATGTGATTTCTGCTCACAAAGACATTACAAACTTGACATTTTCTTACAGTCTATGGCAAGGATTTACATCTCTTTGGGGTATGATACCTGGAGAAATACAAGGCACACCAGGACAAACAATACAGCAATTCATTACCAATTCAATGCCAAACAGTCCTGACTTATTGAAGTTTTTACATCGTGTAACTGATGGAAAGAAAGAGTACAATGCAACTGACACTAATCCGGCTTCGATTCATATGCCAATGAAAACCTTGGCAATTATTCCTGGATGTAAAGATATTGCCTACGACGAAAAGCTAGGACATACAGCAAAAGAAGTTCATTATTTTTTAACAACCAGAGAAGACGCAACCGCAGTGGTCAGTCCACAGGAGTACAAAGATTCTGAAAATCCAGCAAATCGAGATAAACGAGTCGAAACTGGATTAAAAAAGGTCTATTGCGAAAAGTTTACAAATGGATTTACACAGGTGAAAACATTGAAGTTATCAACACTGAAATTAAAATTGACAACATGTGGCGAAGTGTTCGACCACTGTGGATTGACAAAGATGGAAAGCCAATACAAGGTACTGCCGCAACTTCAATACCAAGCAAGCAGACGGCTGCCAAAAGTAGCTCTAAGGCTGTTACCTGTGCCGCGGCACAAACAGTACAAAAGCCAACAGCATCAAAGGCAACAAGTTACATGGAAGATTTGCTTTATCGACCAACTGCACCACGAGAAGGGTGGCATCCAACACAGGCACAGTGGTACCATATGAACACCACAGTAGCACAGGGTTCTAACCAAGGTGCGCTGTCTCCAGAAAATGCTCAGGAGTACAGCATCTATAGGCAAGTGGCCAATGGAATGAGTGGTGGAGGTGAACTGGTCAAATTAGACCTAGAAGTAGTTGGCGATCCTTATTGGTTAATGCAAATACCAGGAACCCCAGCCAAACGACAACCATGGGAAGACGATGTCTGGGAATATGAAAAGGAACAATTGACAGAAGAGAAGATGGCAGAAAAGCGTAAATCTGCCAGTACACATACCTGGCTAGGAGCATTTTACTTTGAGGCACAGGTGCCCAGCGCAGATAATGCGGCCGATGACACAATGGCTCTGCGTAAGAGTGATGCCATAACTGGAATATATTGGCCCTATACAATTGTAAATAGATTTCAGAAGGGCAAGTTCACAACAAAATTGACAGCAAACAGAGATGTACTGGCAAATCCGTGGAAGAAAGATGTGGCCACAAGTAAACCCAATGATACCAAAACCGGTAAAGGTTCTGCAACCAGTGCTGGACCAACAACAGCCGCTACGCCTTCTGGCAGACCATGATAAAGGCAAAAAATGAAAGCAAGTAATCAAGGCGGCCAAGCACAACATCATTCAGGTGGAGACGGAGGCGGCGCAAAAAACTTTGGCATCTACATTGGCAAGGTAAAAGATGCATCAGACAAAGAAGGTCTTGGTAGACTGCGAGTATGGATTTCTCAACTGAGCAGTACTTCAGAAAGCAATGAGCAGGGCTGGTTCACAGTAAGATATTGCCCTCCATTTGCCGGTGGCTCCAACACTCCAACAGAATCAAAATCAACCAGCGCAACAGAATTTCCACAGACCAGCCAAAGCTATGGAATGTGGATGGTACCACCGCATCCAGATGTACAAGTAATTTGCGGATTTATCAACGGAGAGTTGCATCAAGGCATATGGTGGGCTTGTTTGCCATTTGATGCACATACTCATGCACTACCTGGCATTGCATCTGGACTAACACACAAAAATGAAATCAAGCCACTGGCTGAACGCAACAGATATAACAAAACTGACCCGAACGAAGATAGACGTCCCAAGCATCCAAAGTCAGCACAACTTAATGTTCAAGGCTTGGGCACTGATCTTAGAAGAGGCCATAACAATGCAAGTCCTTTTAGAGCAAAGGGCAAGCACCCAGGCTATGCCTACGGCTTTTTGACACCTGGACAAAATAATCTATTGTTAGATGATGGTGCAGATGGCAACGGCGGCAAAATACAATTTAGAACACGCAAAGGAAATCAAATTTTACTAGATGCCGAAGAAGGATTTATTTACTTTAGTAATGCGTCGGGTACTGCCTGGGTAGAAATCGAAGACACTGGCAACATTGACATGTACTGTTCTAAAAACTTCAGCGTTCACGCAGGAGAAAATATTAATTTTCATGCCAACCAGGACATCAACATCAATGCTGGCGCAGGCCTAAATCTAAGTGCCACTAAAAATGCAGTGGTAGAAGCATGTGAAGAATTTAACATAACTGGAACCACCAATGTAAAAATTACGTCAGCGGCCAATGTACACATACTTGCCGACAGTCAAATGAGATTGAGTGCAAACCGTATCGACTTGAATGGACCTGTTGCAGACAGAGCAACATTACCAAGCCAGAACAGTTTAATTACCAACAGTGAAATTGGTAGAAGTATTTCTGTTCGTGTACCTGAAGCTGAACCATATGGCGGACATTCACACAAGGGCGGTGAACAACCAACTGCCGGAAATATACCATCTCCAGACATTGTCCCAGCACCAGAGAGTTATAAAGATATTCCACCAGCTACAAAATCAAATGCCATTGATTGTGTACCCGAAACAACAGAATATAGAATCAGTGAAGAAGCATTTAATGCAAATCTTTCCAGAGAAGCCTATAGAGGCATGCAATATTCAGACTATCTTGGTTATAGTGTTGGATACGGCACACGAGTGGATATTTTTGGGCCAGGAAATCCTGCTAGTAAATTAGATCCAAACATCAAGCAAGCTCTCAAAGATGGCCCAAGCGAAGCAGAGGCTAGAACAGCGGCACGGCAGATCATGGATAGACATATCAGCCCAGGCTTAAATGCGACACTTAAAAAAGAAATGGCCGGCAAGAATGTTTGTATTACACAATCACAAATAGATGCACTACACATGGCGGCATTTGGAAATCCATCAGCGGCCAACGACATGGCAAAAAAACTTGTTGCATCAGGGGCTGGACAAGCAGATGGAAAACCAACAAGAGAAGACGTTGCTACAATTTGGGCAAACGGTAAATTTAGCAATTCTGCCGAAGTTAAAAGCAAAGAAGCACAGTTTGCAATGACTGGAGAAATACAGGCCAACAAGTCACAACAAGATTTGGTAAACGAAGGTGTTAAATCTGATGAGGCCGCTGTTAGAAATAACAAGGCCAGAAATCCAGACGGAAAATGGGACAGCGAAGATGGTGGCGGCCCAGCTGGTGGAAAACGCCTGCAACCAGATTTAACAAAGCCAACTTCTCAACAACAAGCTCAATATGAAAGAAGCAACTATCTCAATACTGGAAAGGTACCACCAGGCAGTAGATTGACCAAAGAACAACTGCAAGACAAGTACGGATCTCCACACACTGGCGGTAATACTCCAGCAGGAACGCCAACCCAACCATAAGCTAAAAAAGCGTCAACAGGTTGATAAAACCCAGTATATTACATATTGGTAAATAGGCTTATGCCAACATTTACATCGAGATTTCGCGGGTACAGTACAGTGGGAACTACTTTTTTAAAGCCAGTTCGCTACGACATGGACTTGGCCAAACAAGACTTGTTAAACCATTTTAACACCCGCAAAGGCGAGCGTGTAATGATGCCCACCTTTGGAAGTATTGTATGGGAAATGTTGTTTGAGCCCTTGGATGATGCAACAATTGCTCTCATCGAAGCTGATGTTAGATCTATTATTAACAATGACCCTCGTTGGGCGTTGGAGAGCGTGACAGTCAGTGAAGGCCCAAATGCTCTAAACTTAGAGGTTGTAGTAACCTATCGTCCGTCTGATGAAACAGTTACATTGCCCTTAACATACGATAAAGGAACGGAAACAAAATGAGCCAGACTCGA